GCTCGGTTGATAAGAAATCTGTAGCGAGCGCACCAATGTTGATAGCGCTGAAATCGATCTGCTCGGCGAATGGGGTGGCGTCTGCGTCTTTGCGAGCGACATAGTAAGCGAGGTTTGTGGCGGCGGCGGTTGTGTTGGTCGGCGCGTCCACTTTTTTGCTTTTTAGGCCGTAGGTGCTAACGCTCGGACCGTATTTGGCAGAGACTTGCAGCTCACCCGGGCCTCGGAAAATGACAGCTTCGTTGTAAACATAATCTGTGCCGGGGTTGGTGGTGATGCCGTCGTATTTGACGCTGTTGGCGTCGCCTTGGTCTGAGAACAAAAGCTGTGTTGGGCGACTGAACTTGTTGGCCAATGGCACGAGAGTTGCAACGCCAGTGCGGCTAACATAGAAACGGCCACCAATGACGTTGGCGCACTGCTCGAGCAAATCCATGCCCGCAAGACCAAGAGTGGTGGGCAGCATCTGCACGGTACCAGTCAAGCTTCGTGCGCCCGCCGACCAACCCAAAAGGTCCAAAATGCGACCAGCACGAGCCGCTGCAGTTTCTTGATATTGAGAAGTAGCAAGCGCCGGCACCATTGTTTTGCCAAAAGTCGCCATGCCGTCCACGAAAGTCAAAGAGACTGTCGGATAAATGCCTTGGTCAACAGCGTTGTCCTCGAGGTAGCCTGTGTACAGCACAATGCCGTTGCCGGAGATCTGGACTTGCATGCCAGCAGTCAAAACGCCATACCACGGCGAGCTTGTGTTGCTCGGGTCAAATGCTCCGGACTGATTGTTCAGAATAACATAGGCAGTGCCCGACTCCAAAAAGAGATTTTGTTGCTCGCGACCGCGACGAATAGACACAGACAAGATGAGATCAGCACTGACGGCAGTAAAACTGCCGCTGATGCCAAAGCTGACGCCAAGTGTTGGGATTCCAGATACCATTAGATAGGCACAAACCCAGCACCACCGGTGCGGCGGCGGTAGTAGTTTTCAAGACCGTTGTTGATAGCCGTGATGAGATCCCCCTGTGTTATGACCGAACCCGCGACATTGACGGTGACGTTGCCGCCGTTCATGTTGGTTGTTTTTGCGATGTTGCCGTGACCGGCAGACGCGAGAAGTGAGATAGATGGCGCCGATAGACCGAGTTTGGCTTGCTTGACTTGGTTCTTGCGAATCGCTTCAAGGGTAACTGAGCTTTGTGCGCCAAGGTCCTTGCTGGAGAGCTTGAACTTGTTGCGGAGTTGTAGCAACATCTCCTGCACTTTTGCTTCTTCTTTTTCTTTTTCTGTGAGCTTGCCAGTCGCGCCAGTAAGTCCCTCGATGCCCTTGGTGTAGCTGTCAATGGTTGCCTTGACGCCTTTGGTGTTGAGCTTGAAATCAGAAAGACCGTCTGTGGCTTTGTCGGATTCGTTGTTGAACTTCTTCATCGCGATGCCCATGCCAGTCAATGCGACTGCGAATGCGGCGGCGCCAGCGGCGGCAGAAACGCCACCTGTGGCAAGAGCCGTTGCAGCGGCAGAGGCGAGTGACACTGTGCGCAGCGCCTTCATCACTGTGATGATGGCTTGAATGCCCTTGACAAAGCCAGCAACAGCAGCGGCAACTTTAGCGCCGAATAGAGCTGCGATGATGACTGCGCCTAGCGATGTAAAGACTTTGATGTTGCGAGCGACAAAGGAAAAAACGTCGTACATCATTTTGGCAAATGCGATGCCATATCCGATGCTGGTCTTGAATGCGCCGGCGATTTTGTCACCGTTTTCGTCCACAAACTTCTGTACAGCGGGGATTGCCTTCTGAATAATGAGATCGGCGAATGCTTGCACCATTGGCAGCAACTTGTAACCGAGTGTCTCTGATGCCTCACCAAATGCAAGGCGAATGCGCTCCATTTGACCGGCGAAGGTGTTGGCGGCGGCAGCGGCAGCGCCTTTGGTCTCTTTGGAGATCTCTCTAAGCGCACCGGCAAAGTCTTTGGATTTGACCGTTGCAGCTGAGATCTGCGGAAATAGTTTTTTGAGTGCGCCGATGTTGCCACCGTAGGCCTTGGCCAAAAGTGACGCGGCGGTCTCGAGGTCGATGCCTTTGGCAGCCGAAATATCGAGTGCCACGCCAAGCAAGCCTTGAGCTTTAGAAATGTCGCCTGTGACTGCTGCGAGTTTGCCAAGCGCTGGACGAAGCTTGTCGTCTGCAACGCCAAGAGTGAGCTGTAGTTTGCTGATGTACTCTTCTGTGGCTGCTATTGCAGCGTCAGTAGCACCGACGGTGTTGCGCAGTGAGTTAGCAAGCAGCGCCTGCGATTTTTGGTCTTCCATCGCAGCTTGCACAGCATCTTTGCCGATTTTGACAGCAAAAGCGCCGGCGGCAGCGGCGGCGAGTCCGAATGCTTTTAGAGCCTTGTTTGCGAACTTGCCAAAGCTCTTTTCCATTTTGGAAATGTCTTTGACTGCGGCTTTTGTACCTTTGTCCGAATACTGCGTGAGTATTCGAGCGACAATAGCGCCAACGGCCATCTCTAAGCTCGCTCTCTATTCAAGTGCTTTTGTAGCACTGCCTTAGCCTCTTCAAGGGCTTGGGCTACGTTTTTCTCTATCCGGGCGCGGTCTTTGTCAACAACACGCCACACAACGCGTGACGCTTTGCCGAATCTTGCACTCAAAGTACGCAAAAACTGCATTGACCCAGTGCGAGCAACCGTCGCTTTCGTCTTGCGGCCAGCAACTTCAAAAATGGCACCAGCAGCAGACTTGTTGAGCAAGGCGCCAGCAGAGGTGGTGTAGTTGCCTTTGCGAGCCCTGCCTTCTGCTTTGGTCTTTCGGATACCAGCTTGAATCACGCCAGTATTCCAACCGGGCCAACCAGCGCCGCCTCGGGTGCTAGCGCGGGGTCTAGCTGGGTCTTTGGTGCGCCACCCGCTCATTGGGCTGTTGCCCACTGCGGAAATGATGTCTTTAGCATCGCGTTCTGCGCCAGCAAGCTCTGTGTTTATCACCTTATTGAAACGTTTGACTGCGTCCTTGTCAAACATCTTTAGAGCGTCAAGAGTTTCCTTGATGCCTGTCAAGATGATGACTTCGGTTTGTTCAGCCATTTTGTTTTTTAGCTCGTTCCTTTAGATAGGCGATTATTGCTTCAAGTACCCCCTCAGGGGCATCAAGAAGCGCCACTGGAGATATGCCGGTTTCCACCGAGATAGCAGCGATGGTATAAGTTAGGCTATCTCGGTGGATTCGAAAGAACTGTCACTGTCTAGCTCTGCCCTCTCGAGTGTATCCAAGAAATCAGGGCCCCAAGGCTTGACAATGACGCCATTTGTTTGCAAGGCTTTCCAAGCTAGCCAAAACACGTGCTCGATTTTTTGCTCCTCAGCAAGCAACTTCGGCATTCCTTTGCCGAACTGCTGCTCAAAAGCAACAATGATGCGCGGGGTCAGCTTGTAAGTGACCTCGTCTGCGTTGACTTGCTTGACCTTTATTGCTAAGCCGTCCATGTTTCCCCCTTATTGAGTTAGGACTTTGAAACTGTGCCGGAGATCGGCCAAGTTACTGATGCTGTTGCCAATTCGCCAACAGCGCCGTTGAGTGGAGTCCATTCGGACACCAAAGCGCTGAATGTATAAGCAGGTGAGCTGCCAGCTACTGGGCGAACAGTCATTGAGACCGCTGTGCCTAGCGTTGGAAAGACCACCGCTTCGAGAGCGCCACCCGCATAGTCTTGGTTCAATTCCAAGGTTATGCTGTTGTCTGCAAGACCAGCGACACGTGTGCGAGCTGTGTTGCCGAATGCAGTTGTCTCTACAACTTCGTAAGTCGTATTGAGAGTGATTGAGGTGACGTAGCTGGAGATGTCGGTTGTGCCGAAAGTGACGGCTACGTTTGTCAGAACTATGCGAGCCATTACTACACCGCCTTAGTGATTTCGCCGGAGATCGGCCAAGTGACAGACGCAGTGGCTAATTCGCCGACGGCGCCGTTGAGTGGTTGCCACTCCGAAACCAAAGCCGAAAATGTATAGCTCGGGTTTGTAGCGCTGGTGGTGCTGCCGTTTGGTTTTACGACGATGGTGGTCGTGGTGCCGACGAGTGATGAACCGCTGGTATTGATGGTTGCTTCAACGTTGGCAGCTGCATAGTCCTGCTGGAACTCGATAGTGACTGAGTTGTCGCCAAGACCTGCAACACGGGTGCGAGCTGTGCTGCCGAAAGCCGTCGTGTCAATAACGTCGTCGGTGGTGTTGATAGTGATGCTTGTAATGTGGTCGCTTAGGTTCACGCTGTTGATAGTGACATAAGCATTGGTAAGGACTAGGGCTGCCATTAGTCTTTGGCTCCTTCTTGTTCGACGGTCTTAGCTGCGGTATTGCCCGACAGGTGCCCAGCGGCCACTAAAGCCTCGATATTGAGTCCAGCGTCTTGCAATTCTTTTTTGGTGACTGCGTCACCCTTTTTCTTGCCTTTGAAATCAAAGGCGTCTGTTAGTATTGAGTAGTTCATTAGTCTCCTTGGCCCCAAACGGTTACTCGGTAGCGGTATGAAAGGTAGTCAACATCGCCCATTTGGTATGTGCCATGCTCTGCCGAGGTAACTCGTAGAGTATCGCAAGCACCACCGAGCGTGCGGTCAGACTCAATGGCTGCCTTGATAGACAGTGAGCCGGACCCAGCTAGGTACTGGTCGAGCTTGTCAAGTCCTGTGCGCTCCGAAAAGCGTTGGACAATGACAAAGACGTCAAGGTTGGCTTGGTCTAAGCCGCGGGCGTTATTCAGATCAAAAGTAAAATCAAGCTGACCGACTACAGCGCAAGGTGGCACGATGACATCTGGTACGATGTCGTAAATGCGCAAGCCGCGAACGTCGCTGAGGTTGTTTTTCAAACCTTCGCGTATGTCGCTTATAATCACTTCACGAGTCCTGTCAACTTGCGGAATGGACGAATCAACGCTTCAACGTCCGGGTCAAGTTTAGCACTCAGACGCACCGTACCCATTTCAGGCGTGCCGGCGATGCCAAAAGGAGACTGACGGCGAATGAATAAGCGGGAAGCTTGAATCTTGGTGGCCATGGCGATTTCGTGTGGCACTGAGGACCAGCCCCAAACGCCCTGCACTCGCACTGACTGTGGCAGATTGAATGGGAAAATGTAAGAACCAATGGCGATTAGCCGTGTGTAGGGCCAGCCGCGGCGTGGGTTGTTGATGGGCTCCACCATGTAGTCTGATGTGGTCCAAACCGTGTCGTAGGTTTGGTCAAAGTTGTCGTCTGTCGCGATTTGGTTCAGAGAGATGAAGTCGTCAACGTTGCAGTTGTACCAGTCTTGTGAGGTGTAATAGCGTGTTACTGGTGCGGCTTGCGTGCCGTCTTTGTAAAAGAAACGGTCGCAGTAGTCATCAACCATGCGGCTTGCCGTCATGATGGCGGCTTCTAGCGCGGTGTCGTCCTGAATGTCCTCAATGGCGAGGGCTGTCTTCAGGTCGGACAGGGTGCAATATGCGTTTGTCAGTGCCACGCTGTTTCCTTTTCTTAGGTTGCTTTTTTATTGCTCGCTCAAGCTGGGGCTCAGCGGTTGCGGTTTCTAGCCGTTCTCTGCTTGCCACTTGTCGTGGTGCCTTTCGTCGAGCCAATACTGTTTTTGGTGTGGCAGAATCGCTGCCGTGTTCACGTAAATCGGGTAGCCAAGGCTACGCACTCTGCGACTAAACAACAGATCTTCGCCGGTCCAAGTGCCGTTCACTGGGCCGTCCCAAAACCAGCACCAGTCTGTGCCTTGGTGTGGGTCTGCCATTTCGCGCATTTTTTCTAAAACGCTTCTGTGAATGAGCAAGCACCCAGTGCCAGCTGCATCAACCTCAAAAATCGCATTTTTGTCGTATTTGTCAAGCGGCACAAAGCCAGCCGTCGTGTCTTGGAATATCGCCGGCATCGGTTTTGGATAGACGTTTTTGCCAGCGTCCATAGCAGCAAAAACCAAACCACTGACCACCGGGCGGTCTTTATCGTGAGCAGTCTCGCACAAAAGGTCAAAAACCTGAATTGAAAGCTGCTCGTCGGTGTCTATCATGAGCAACCAGTCAGAGTCGGTTTGCTCAAGAAAGGTCTTGACAACTTTGTTGCGCATTTTGCTCAGCAAGCCCGAGCCGCGAACTCGCACCAATGGGCCGAGTCTCGAATTGCGGACTGCCACCAGCTGAAAAATGCGAGCCATGAACTCGCCGGTTACTATGCCGGGGTCGCAGACCCCTATTGATATCTTGTGTGCTGTTTTCATATCTCCCCCGAGAGTGGGCACAGAGCGAGCAAGTCGGGGGAGTCCTACTCGCTCTGTGCTTGATTTATTCAGTTATTCGTTCGACTAGAACGATGGTGCTACGAGACCAGTACCGCTGATGATAGAAGCGGCTGCTGGGTAACGCTCTGCTGTGAATGCAGCATAGCCGTAAACGACAGTCTTGATAGTCAAGCTGCCCGGTGCTGTTGCATCGAAGCGGAGTGAGAATGGAGCACCTGATTGCTCCCAAAGGTGCATTTCGCGTGAATCAACCAAGTAGATTTCGTCTTGGTTGGTTGCTGCGCCGTAGGTTGTGCCTACGTTTGCATCTGTGATAATTGGAAGTCCGAGTAGCTGGTAGCCGGAGTTTGCGTATTGAGCAACTCCTGCGCCAACACCTGCTGCATTCATTGGGCCGTTAGCTGTTGGAACAACAACAGGGCGTCCTGTTGAGTCTGTAGCTGCGAGCAAGAATGCTAGGCGGCGTGGGTGCATAATCCAGTGTGTCGGAGTTGTGAAGACGTTGCTCTGAACTTGCTGTAGTGCATCAGCGAGCTTTGGATAGAGCAGCGCTACTGTTGGAGTTGTAGCTGTGAAAGTAACAGCGTTTCCACCGGAAGCGCGGATACCCTTGATTTGACCGTTGCTGCCGGTACCATTCAAGACTTGTGCGTCAAGAGTGGTGTGCCATGAGCGAACGAGGTCGCGAAGTACGAACTCATCAACGCCAGTTCCGCGCTCGATAACCTGACGGCTGAGGTCCTGTTGTCCAGCGATGGTGCGTACGTTGACAGTGAGTAGTGTGTCATCTGCGTCAGTCTCAGAAACAGCAGTGTTCTGTGTTTCTTGAACTGCAGTTGAAGTGCCTGTGGTCATTCTGCTGATGTTCAGCGTCATGCCTGCAGGTGGGAGTGGCATCTTGTTTGTAGCGAAGTCAGCTGTTGGGCGTCCAGCACGTGCCAAAGGCGCAGCTAGGTCAACTAGGTACTGAGGTACTACAAGGCCAACGAAGTTACCTGTGTCAACGTCACGACGTTCTACAGATTCTTCCTTCATGTGGCGTGCGAGGCGCTCGTTTGCTGCGAAGTCGTTGCGGACTTGAGCATTGAAAGCATCGCGAACGAATGAGTGTCCGGATTCAGGTGTGTAGGTGCGTGGTTCAGAAACGACCTTGATTCCTGTTGCCTTTGGTGTTGCTACTGCTGCTACGGCAGAACGTGCTTCAGCAGCCTTTGCGTCTGCTTCTGCTTGTGCTGCGAGCTTGTTGATTTTTTCATCAAGCGAGCGTGATTCAGCGACGAGGGCATCAACCTTCTCGGTTTCCTCAGCGGTCAAATCGGTGCGGTTCTCAGCTGCTACTGCTTCGAGAATTGCATCCATTTCGGCCTTCACTGCATCGCGGCGCTCAACGACTTTGTCAAGGTATGACATTAGTGTTTTGCTCCTTATGAGTATTGGAATCGAGGTGGTGGCGATGAGGTTCTCGGCGCCCGTTTAGGGGGTGAGAGTCTCGCTCCGACTTCGTATCTGCTGGCGACGCCAACAGAATGCTATTTTGTGCGCTCGACTAGCGCTTTGGCTAGGCGCAGAGAATAGGTGCGCAAAGCCTCTTGTGTGCCAACTTGAGTCAAGCCCGGGTCTTCAACGATGTCCGGCGAGCCGGCTTCGACTTCTACCTCGGTCTCGATCTCGTCTTCAACTTCTGCCTCGTTGGCGTCCATCAAAGCGGCCATCATGGTGACAGCCTTCATGACGTACTCGTGGCCTTCTGAAAGGTCATCGAAAATGGTCTGCAAGACGAGCATCGACTCGCCTGTGATTTCGCGGCCTTCTTTGACGGCCTCGATAGCTTTGCGCAGGTGCTCGCGAGCTTCGACCGAAGTGGTTGGGTAAGCTGGGTAAGTGACAACAGAGACGTCGCCGTCAGCAAGAGAGACCTCGGTGAGTGTGCGCTCTGTGCGGTCTTGATTCCACTTTTGGCGAATAACACGGAAAGCAAAGCTCATTTGGTCAACATCGCCGCGCTGCACCAAAGTCCAAAGGTCGCGAGCCTCAGTGGTGTCAGGCAATTCAGCTTCAAAACGAAGTCCGACTTGGTCCTCTGTCAATAGCAAAGTGCCATTTTTGGTGCGGGCCAATGGCAAACCTTCGTGGTTGATTAGCAAGCGCACATCTGGTGTCTCGCTAAGAGTCTTGCGAAATGCGCCCGGAGCGATGCGCTCTGAAAACGGCAACGGCACGCTTGAATCATTGAACACTGCCGCATAGCCGGCGAGCTTCATTTTGCCGTCCGCTTCGCGGGTTTCGACGTTGCGCACTGTGTATGTGCGACGCTCGATTTTCTTCATCTTGCTCCTGTCTTCCCCTGTGCGTGTGCTAACTTCACCGCCGGGCTCGATGTCCTCAGAGATCGAAACCGCCACCATTTGGTCGATAGCGCCTTGCTTTGTGTCGTGGCAACCCATTGTGGTGTAGCTGCCGTCTGACTCTTGCTTGACAGTGGCCCAGCCGGAGCAGTCGCTCTGCTGGTCGGAAATGAAATATGGCATTTTAGACCTCGTAAACTGATTGCGGGTTGGTTGGGTCGATGGTTGCAACGCCCTGAAGCTGTCCGGAAGGAACACCAGTGTGGTCAATCCGTGGCAGGCCAACCGCTTGCAACGCAGCAGCTGGGTCGAATCCAACCTGAATCAAGTTGGTTGCTATTTCAGCGCGAAGTTTCATGCCGACCTCTTTTGCATCGGTGAGGTCGATGTTCTGCAACGGCACTCGGTACTGATCTCCGTCGGTAACTGGTGCCATTTCTTCGAAAGCGTGAACGTCATTGACTGACAAAAAGCCTTCTTGCAGACCTTTCGTGTAAGCCTCATAGCGCTCGAGTGTGGTCCCACGAAGCAAGGCATCAAGATTGAACTTGATAAAGCCGTCTGACTCCGGAAGCAAAGGAGAAAGAGCTTGCTCTAGGCGTTCCAACAATGGGCGTAGCGAGTGCTGAACGAAAGACAGGTTCTGAGCTTCAACTGATGCGAACGACATCGCGCCTGCCACTGGGTGGCCGAGAAGCGAGATCGGAACACGGAAAAGACGGGCGATTTCTTCGACTCCAAAGCGGCGCACTTCAATGAGCTGCGCATCTTGGGCGTTGAGTGCGAGCGGCTTGAAAGACGCACCACCCGTCAAGACACCAAGTTTACCAGCTCTGTATGGTCCTGAGTGGTCAAGACGCCAGTTGCGCGAAATGCTTTCGATTTGCTCTTGTGTCATTTCGCCCGGTGCTTCAATGACGCCGCCGGGATTTGCAGCGTTGCCAAAGTAAGAAGCCGCATAAGTCTCAGCCGCCATCGCAGAGCCCACAGTGATGCGAGCAGCTTCGATAGGGCCGAGACCGTAGTGGGTTCCGGGGAGTCTGAACATCGGGATATGCACGAGCTCATCTTTTGTCAGCGTCATAACGCTGGTCATGTTCTCGTCAAAGACTTCATAAACCAGCGGCTCATTGACGCCAAGACGGCGAATGCGAACGCGCTCAGGGTTCAAGCAATACAACTCAATGACCTCACCAGCGTCATCGCGCACTGTCAAGATGTAGGCGTTGCCGCGAAGGTTGAGGCTTGCGATTACTTGCTCAAAAAACTCAAGCCGTGTGGTCTCAGGATTTGGCTTTGTAATCCACTCGGGCTGCGAGCCATAGACTGCAGCGTAGGAGATTCGGTTGCGGCCGCGGCGAACGTAGGCGCCAAGCGGAAGGCTAGAAATCGTGTCACCGAGAAGGCGAACACACGCATAAACGGTGGACATGCGAATTGCAGTGTCCGGTGTGACATCAACGCCGGCGGGTGAAGCGTAGGCCGGACGACCGGGAACAAGCGGCTCCACGAACTGGTTCTGTGCTCGCTTTTCGCCTGCTAGACGCAGTCTCTTTGATAAGCTCATCTAATCGCCTTTGCTGTTGTGTCGTACCAACCCTCGCCCCAAAGGGTGAGAAGTCTTGTGAAGTAGTCCTCGTATTTTTTGGCTATGACATCGAGGGAGTATTTTGATACTGCGTGCTGGCGAATCGCTTTGTGGTCGAGGTTCGCAGCTTGCGTTGCCGCCCACATGAACTCGCCAAGAGTCCTGCAGCGGAATCCGGTAACGCCGTCGATGTTGGTCTCAGTGAAAGCGCCCCAGTCAGTTGTTAGGGTGGGGGTGCCACATGCTTGAGCTTCGATGACGACGTTGCCGAAAGGTTCGATATAGAGAGTGGGAGCGAAAGTCGCTATTGCACCACCCATGAGCTCGGCTCGTTTTTCAGGACCGACTGCGCCAACAAACTCGCCGTAGCCACTGCCAGTGCCGGGGCCGGCCAAAACCAAACGCTTGCCAAGGCGCTCGCAGACTTCTTGTGCTATCTGGTAGCCCTTGCGCTCGATTAGGCGACCGATGAAAAGGTAATAATCGCCGTCGTGATTTCCAAGCGGAAACATCTCGGGCTCTAGGTAGCCCGGTATAACGGCATCATAAAAGTGGCCGTCAACAGTGGTCGGATTTTTGCCGCCGGCGTAGATGCTGTGCATCCAAGCGTAGGACTCAAAAACGCGGTACTTGCTAAAGACACCGCCATAGCCAACACCAAACTCCACTGACATGTGCTCAGGGAAGGCATCGGCGACTGGCTTGTGGGCCCACCCGCCGATGAGGCAAATGAAGTCGGTTGGTTGCAAACGCTGCTTCATCTCGCGAATAACGTTCGCGTTGAAAATCTGCCAATGTGGCAAGTTGGTGTCAAAAGAAGCTGAGGTGTAATGGCCACCAGCACAAGCTGCCTCGCGCTGATCTTCATAAATGCAGGTGACAAGCTCTGTGACCGGCGCTTCTACTTGCTCGCCAGCGTAGAGAATGACCTCATGGCCGAGGCCTGTCATCATGATGCAAAAACGCCGCACTTTTTCGGTGTAGGCGCAGTTTGCGAATGCTTTTGTGACTTGCGTGTGCGGCAAGCTGACAACGTGAAATCTCATTTTAGGCGCTTCACAAAGTCTGCGAAGTTGCCGACAAACTTCAATGTTCCAATGTGGTTGCAAGTCTTGTCGCTGTCAATCCAAATCTCAAAACCAGCGTCTTTGAGCTTTTGACACATCAGCACATCTTCAGAGATGATGTCGCCGTCCTGAATCTTGACCTCGAACACCCAACGCTTGTTTTGACCGTTGTGAACGTAAGGCTCGCTGCTGTCCCATAGGTGGGTGAAGGCTTTTTTGCTAAGGTACAAAAAGCCAGTGCCAACGGACTCTACAGAGATCACGCCTTCACCAAGTTGTTCAGGCTTTGCTTTGACGTTGTAAGCTTCTTCGACGATAGACTTTTTGACGCAAGGAATGCCAAACACGTCTTTGTCAGAGTTGACGATTTCAACTGCCCAAGTGGGTGCCCATTCGATGTCGGCGTCAATCCAAAGAATGCCGTCAAAATCTTGTTCAACCGCAAGCGCCACTAAATCGTTGCGGCTGCGTTGAATGAGCGCGTCGTAGGACATGAAAACTGGATGAAAATAGATGCCAGCTTCAATGCCAATTAGCGTTGTTTGATGTAGTGCACTCGTGTACCACACATCAACTTTGCCATCGTATGACGGCGTTGCAATGAGTATCTTTTTCACAAATCCCCCGATTTGATTACTAGGCTAGCGACTCCACATCGAAGTCTGAGATTGCTTCTGTTGTTGGTGCAGGAGCGAGTTTGACTGATTCGTACTGTGAATCATAAACAGCATCAAGGTGTGCTTCATCTACCAAAGCCCAAAGTTCTGCCTTGGTGAAATCTGCTGGAGCCTTTGCCGCTTCAACTTCCACGCTCTTGTTGAATGTGGATACATAATCATTGAGTGAGTATTCAACGGTCACGTCCCACTTGACTACCTTGCCATCAGCATCAACTGTTGGTACAGCCTTGGTGATGGTCTTTACTGCATCTGCTGAGTGTGTCATTATTTCCCTAACTGTGCTTGTAGTTCATCTACTTTCGCAGATAACTCTTGAATGGCTTTGACTAGAATTGGTATGAGTTTAGCAGGGGCTGCTTCCAGTTTGTCAGGATTCTCCTCTGAAACAATCTGTGTCCAAGCCTTTGTGCCAAACTTCTCTTCAGTGGCAAGAAGTTCTTGGGCAATGAATCCGCCTTCTTCAATGCCGACCTTGCCACCATCGCGCATATTCCATTCAAACTTGACTGGCTTCAAATCCTTGATGAAGTCAAGACCGACTGGAATTGATTCAACATTGGTTTTGTCACGAATATCAGAGAGCGCAGTGATGCTGGTGACTTGGCAACGAAGGGTTGCGACAGATGCGTTGCCAAGAGTGATGGCATTAGAAACAGTTGCTGAAGATGGTTGTGCTTCGTTGCCCAAAAACGAGTTATTAGTTCCAGTTGTTGTGTTATAACCAGCGTTGCGACCTATGGCAGTGTTCGTTCCACCAGTTGCAGAATACAACGCTCCAATGCCAACAGCAGCGTTGCTGCTACTTGTAGTATTGGCATGTAAAGCGCCAGCGCCAATTGCAACATTCGCTTGACCAATGGTATTAGAACCAAGCGGCCCAGCAATGCTGCCGTCCCAAAATGCACCAATAGCAACGTTACCAGAGCCAGTTGTGTTCGCTCCCAAAACGTAATAACCAATAGCAACATTGTGAGTTCCTGTTGTATTGGAACCCAAAGACGAAGCACCAACTACTACGTTTTTGTCACCAACGGTATTAGACGTCAATGCTTCTCTTCCAATAGCAACACTAAAAGAGCCCGCCGTATTGGCATCAAGTGCATAGTTTCCGATTGCAACGTTGTTGGCGCCTGTAGTATTCGGTCCAAGAGCATTGATGCCAATTGCAACATTATTGGCGCCAGTTGCGCCGACAGAACCATAATAAGCGCCTTGTCCAATGGCAGTATTGTAATCAGAGTTGACATTTACGAGAGCATCAACGCCTACGGCAACATTGTAAGAGGCGCTTACGCCTGTGCCCAATGCTCCTCTACCCATTGCTACATTTTGTATTCCTATAGTGTTCGCATCCAAAGCATACGCGCCAACAACCGTATTGAAATAACCAGTGGTGTTCGCTGCTAGCGCTTGAAAACCAAGCGCCGTGTTGTCATTCGCAGTAGTGTTGGCATATAAGGAACCGAAACCAAGAGCAGTATTTGCTTGACCCGTAGTATTGAGCGCGAGTGAGTTCATGCCAACGGCAACGTTGAAACCTGCCGTAACACTGGTACCTAGAGCACCGAAACCGACAGCAACGTTATTTACACCAGTAGTATTAGAATCTAGCGCATTATTGCCGATGGCTACGTTGTTAGTGCCAGTAGTGTTGGCAAATAAAGCGGCTCTTCCAACAGCAACATTGTCAGTGCCTTCAGTGTTTGAACCCATAGAACTTGTGCCTATGGCAACATTGTAGCCACCGATTGTATTATCATCTAAAGCATAAGCGCCAACTGCTGTATTGCGTGTACCAGTTGTGTTCAATCTAAGTGCATCTTTGCCAATGGCCACATTGTAAATGCCGATAGTATTGGAAAGAAGTGCATCATCGCCAACTGCTACGTTTTCAATGCCAGTCGTATTCGCCTTGAGCGCATCAGTGCCATACGCGGTGTTACCGTTGGAGTCGCTGAACTTGCTTCCAATATCGCGTGCTTTTGTCATCGATTAGTGCCTTTCAATGTTTCGATCTCAGCTGCAAGTTCTTGAATTGCTTTTACCAAGATCGGAATGAGGCGACCTTGCGTAGCTTCAAGCTTGTCGGGGTTGTCGCGATAAGTCAGTTGCAGATACTCAGCCAAACCGGCCTGATCTTCTGCAGACATTAGCTCTTGTGCAATGAAACCAGTGTCCTTGACACCGACCTTGCCACCGTCACGCATATTCCAAGTGAATGTGACTGGGTTGAGTTTCTTGATGAAATCAAGTCCGACTGGAATTGACTGAACATCTGTCTTGTCACGGGCATCGGATAGTGCGGTGATGCTGGTGACTTGGCAACGAAGGGTTGTAATAGAAGCGTTACCTAATGTAACCGTATTGGATACTGTTGACGATGATGGCTGCGCTAGATTTCCAATTAAAGTATTGTTAGAACCAATAGTTAAGTTATTAGTTCCTGTATGTCCTGCAGCAAAACCAATTGCTGTATTAGAATTACCAGTGGTAACAGTACTTAAAGCACTATAACCTATAGCAACGTTTTCACTTCCAGTTGTATTGGAACTTAGCGCACCTGGGCCCATGGCTGCATTGTGATTACCAGTAGTGTTGGAATATAATGCTGGTAAGCGATTTCCAGAGTGATAGCCAGAGATAGCAACATTGCCACTACCTGTAGTATTGCTGTAAAGAGCAGCGTATCCAACAGCAGTATTGCCTGTACCTGTAGTATTAAATCTTAATGCTGCTACGCCAAACGCATTAACCTCACCAATTGTGTTTGTTTCTGCTGCCAAAGTTCCGATTGCAGTATTGTTGCTAGCGGTTGTATTGGAACCTAGCGCACCATTACCGATGGCTACATTGCTGATACCAGTAGTGTTGGCATCTAATGCAAAAGAACCTATTGCAGTATTGCTAACACCTGTAGTATTTGCTCTTAAAGCGTCATTTCCGATAGCAACATTGTCTATGCCAGTGGTATTGAGAAGCAATGTTCCTTGACCAAGGCCATTGTTTCTCACACCAGTTGTATTAGTAGCAAGAGAATAAGCACCAATAGCAGTGTTGCTAACACCTGTGGTATTAGCCGTAAAAGCAGCAAAACCAACGGCGGTGTTGTCAGTACCAGTAGTGTTAGAGCCCATAGCATTGTAACCCACGGCAACGTTTCTTTCACCAGTGGTATTGGCATCTAATGAAGCAGCACCAACTGCTACGTTAAAAGAGCCAGTGGTGTTTGCAGTAAGGGCAAAGGCACCAATAGCAAGGTTGTCTGTACCAATAGTATTTACACCTAATGATTGATGTCCAATAGCAGTATTATTATTAGCAGTAGTATTTGCATCTAATGCAAAACTACCTACAGCAACGTTATTAACGCCGACAGTGTTTGCTCCAAGTGCCAATACTCCTACGGCAACATTTTCTATACCAGTAGTATTTGCGCCAAGAGAATACGAACCAACAGCAACGTTATTAATACCAGTAGTGTTTGCAAGTAAAGCATCTCTGCCGAATGCGTTATTATTATTACCAGTTGTGTTTGCTCCAAGAGCGCCAAATCCAATAGCAATATTATTAATACCAACAGTATTTGCATCTAGAGCAAAAGAGCCAACCGCTACGTTGCTTGTGCCAGTGGTGTTCAAAACAAGTGCGCTTTGACCAATAGCAATGTTGTCAGTTCCAGTCGTGTTATTTCTTACAGAAGAAATGCCAATGGCAATATTTCTTATGCCAACAGTATTGTCGCGCATTGCTTCATTGCCAATAGCAATATTCTGAACACCAGTTGTATTGAGTCCAAGTGCATTACTGCCAATCGCAACATTGGATGCGCCAACAGTGTTTGCATCTAGTGCGTTGGCACCAATAGCGATGTTATTGGCGCCCGTAGTATTGAGGGCAAGAGCAGACTGACCCAGTGCAACGTTAGTTGCAATAGAACCGCCACCTTCACCAACTGTGACGCCGTTGATTACTTGGTCAGGTCCGAACGTATTGCTCGCAGCAAGCATCGCTGCACCTGAGACATTGAACACTTCAGGCGCCCAGATGTCCACGACATCGCCAGCAACGAGTGCTGTGAGTCCTGTGATTGATGTGCCAGTGGTTGCAACATAGTCAGTGCCACGAACTTGCAAGACACCGTTGATGTGAAGTAATTCTTGGCCGACTGTGTAGGTAAGTGTGACACCGTTGTTGTCAAGACCTGAAAGTGAAGTCTCGCCACCTGCCGCTGTCTTTGTCCAGCGATAGACGGTGGCAGAACCTGCAGCACCGCTTGGTCCTGTGGCACCTGTTGCACCTGTTGCGCCTACTGGGCCTGTTGGTCCTGTGGCACCGACTGGGCCTGTGGCACCTTCGGGTCCTGTTGCGCCCGCTGGGCCTGTGGCACCGACTGGTCCTGTGGCTCCGACATCACCTTGAATGCCTTGTGGGCCTGTTGCTCCGACCGGACCTGTGGCACCGATTGGGCCTGTCGCTCCGACGTCGCCTTGGATTCCTTGAATACCTTGTGGGCCCGTAGCTCCAGTAGCACCAACGCTGCCCTGTGGGCCGGTCGGACCAGTAGCACCCTCTAGACCGGTTGGGCCTGTGGCACCCGTTGGTCCTGTAGCACCGACGTCACCTTGAATGCCTTGTGGGCCTGTCGCACCGACTGGGCCTGTAGCACCGACTGGGCCTGTTGCACCGATAGGGCCTGTTGCGCCTTCGGGGCCAGTAGCACCGCTTGGGCCTTGAACACCCTGTGGACCAGTTGCACCGATAGGGCCGGTTGGACCGGTTGCTCCAGTGGCGCCAACGGGACCAGTTGCACCCGTTGCGCCAGTTGGGCCCTGTGGACCTTGCGGTGCTTCAAGAGTTGTTACTGCATAAGAGTAATGGGTGGTACCTTCAGTGACAAAACTGTAGTTGTGAGCTGACGCGTCACCGTTGACACCGTAGATCTCCACAATCATTCTTTGTCCAACGGACACAGAAGTCGTTGGCAGAGTGATGTCGGTTTCGGTTACAACTGGCTGACCTGAGCCATTCCAGCCGGTTAGCACTGTGTCCGAATCGCCAATGGTGGAAAGAACCGTACCAGCGTTGTCAGCAAGCTTCAAGCGGCAGAACACCGACAAGTTGTCGTTGCTTGCTGGTTTGGTCATGTGCATGATGAAACGCTGTGTGCCGCCCGGAATGAGCGTGAAATCAAACGGCGTCGAAATGTACGAAGCAATGAGAGATGTGGTGCTGCCCGGAATATTGACAGTCGTTGTGTTTTCTGCAGCTGACACTGGGTCTTCTGAGAGCTGCTTATAGGAAGCGACTTCAGTGACTGAAGCGTTGAAATAATAATAACGGCCAGCTACGATACCTTGTGGACCAGTTGGGCCAGTTGCACCAGTCGGACCAGTCGCACCAGTCGCGCCGATAGGTCCAGTTGCGCCAGTTGCGCCGGTTGGGCCTTGAATGTTGCCGACAAAATCCCACGCATTGAGCACAACGCTCCACACGTAGAGATCTCCAGCGCCAACAATGTAAGCGTCGCCTTGGCTGCCGGTTGGGTGTGCGGCTTGGAGTGCAGCCAGTGTTGCATAGCTGCCAAGAATCTGAATGCCTTCGCCTTGTGGACCAGTTGCGCCAGTCGGGCCAGTTGCGCCGATAGGACCAGTTGCACCAGTTGCACCGACAGGGCCGGTTGCACCGGTGTCACCTTGCGGACCGGTTGCGCCGATAGGACCAGTTGCACCAGTTGCACCGACAGGGCCGGTTGCACCGGTGTCACCTTGTGGGCCAGTTGCACCTGTGTCACCTTGTGGGCCTGTAGCTCCGGTTGCGCCGGTGTCACCTTGAATGCCTTGAACGCCTTGAATGCCTTGTGGACCAGTTGAACCTGTTGCACCAGTTGCGCCAACAGGGCCAGTAGCACCTACGGGGCCAGTAGCACCGACAGGGCCAGTTGAGCCGGTTGGGCCGGTTGCACCGACAGGACCAGTTGAACCGGTCGCACCAACAGGGCCAGTAGCGCCGGTTGGGCCGGTTGAACCAGTCGCACCGACAGGGCCAGTTACACCAGTCGCGCCAGTAGCACCGACAGGGCCTGTGGCACCTGTTGGGCCAGTCGGACCTTGTGCGCCTTGCGCACCCGGTGAGATGACCTCGACGGTGTTGTTGGTTTCGTTGATAATAACTTTATTAGACACGTGTGACCTGCTCTGCTACTGTGATTTGACCTTGCACCAAACGTGACACATTGCCTGCCAAAGTTAGCTCCAAATCGTAAACGTAGTAGCCCGGAGTGAGTGCACCTGTTTGTTCGTCGGTTGCAGTGACGGTGATGGTACCAGTGGCACCAACAATAGAAATGCCACCGTTCTCGGTGGTCAAAGTGAGATCAGCAGTTGTACTGTCATAGACTTGACGAAGCTGCATGGCGGCGGTGTAGCCGTTCAAATTGATAGGGTTGTCATTTGGGTCTTTATACACGAAAATAACCGACCACACTGAGCCTTGGTCGATGGTCGCATTATAAATACCAGCTGTCATTTACTAGCCTTTTCTGTAGCCCAAACAAGAAACGAACCGAGTGCGATGGCAGCAAACGGCAGCGACAAAGCTGCGATGCCCACTGTTACAAGCACTACCCCGAAAATCTCTACCACAAGGCTTGGGTCAATCTTTTTCATGTCTCTCCTAGGCCTGTATTGAGAAATAAGCAACTGGTGCCGCTGGCTTCTCAGGGTTGAGCGTTGCTTCTGCTCTGCCCAGATAAGCCAAAACTGCGGCTATCAAACCGTCTATTTTGTGCGCTTGTGAAGGCTTTTTGACTTGGCCGTAACGAGTCGGCACCGCATTGAGCACGTGGCGTGTCAACTCGGCCGAGCCGTCGTGCTTGAGTCTGCCTTCTAGCACATCTTCAAGGAACCTGTCAAGTCCTTGCGCCATCAGCTTGCGCTGGCTGGCTGGATAAACCGCAACAACGCGGTCAATGAAAGTCGTATTCCAAGCGTCGAGATAAGACTGCCAACCGGAAGGGTCGGCCCAAATCTTGATGACTTTGTATTTCTCAAAAGCCTCTCGCACCGTCTCATCGACTTCAACGCGAGGCACTTCCCAGTTGTAACCAACCGGTCCCGGTGGTCGTTCCCAGCAAGCGATTTGAAAAATCTTGCCGTCTGAAAGTCGAGAAGCGACAAGCACTGTAGCGTCGTCTTTTCGCGAGCCGTCGTAACCAAGCACAACTTCTGTGCCGGGTTCAAGAGCTTCGGGTTCTGCTGCTGCTTTCCAAGCGACTGCGTCCATATACTTGTCAGTGTCAGTGGACGGTTGGTTCAAAAAATAACGCCGAGCATCAGAAGCCCGTGTCATTGGGTCTTGAATCTCGGCCACCAAGCGGTCAATGTCAAGCCACTGATAAGCTGGGCCGTAAGCGACACGAAGCGCTCGCTTCAAATCTTCTGTGTTCAACAGATCTGGCACTTCAAGACCTTGTTTGTGGTCAAAAAGCAAGCCCGGATTTTTGATGCGGCCTTCTTGAATCGCGACGTAAAGCCTGTGTGTTTGCTCGGCTATTGATTCTTCACCGACTGCATACATTGTCGATGTCTCGAGCATCCAAGGGTCTGCAGCTTTGCGTTTTGCCAAGTTGCGTCGCACTGTTTCGTGCATTCGTCGAAGCTCGGGGCTTGAATAGAGGTGAGTCTCGTCTGCAACTGCAA